GCAATTTAGAAGAGCTGCTAAGACAGCTAAGAAGAGATAATGCAATCGCAAGAACTTAGAAAACTAGCTTCTGAGCTAAAGAATAATCTATCAAGATTGATGGAGAAAAGATCAACTTGGGAAAGTCATTGGCAAGAAATTGCAGATCTTATGCTACCAAGAAAAGCAGAGATTACTAAAGAGAGAGCTAGAGGAGATAAAAGATCTACTCAAATATTCGATGCTACTGGTATTCATTCACTTGAATTACTTGCAGCTTCACTACATGGAATGCTTACATCATCTGCGAATAGATGGTTTTCTTTAAGATATAAAGAAGCAGTATTAAATGAGAATGATGAAGCTAGAGAATGGCTAGAAGATAGTATTGATAAAATGTATTTAGCTTTTGCTAGATCTAATTTTCAACAAGAGATCTTTGAAAACTATCATGACTTAATTGCATTTGGAACTTCTTGCTTGATGGTTGAAGAAGATGAAGATGACATCATTCGGTTTTCAGCTAGACACATAAAAGAAATTTATATTGAAGAAAATAAAAAAGGTTTAATTGATAATGTTTATAGAAAATTTAAACTTACTGTCGATCAAGCTATTCAAAAATTTGGTGCAGAAAATTTATCTAAAGAAATAAATAATACTTATAAATCTAATCCTTATGATGAAGTAGAGATTTGTCATATTGTTAGACCAAGATCTATTTATGATGGATCTAAACAAGATAAAAAGAATATGAAGTTTCAGAGTATTTACTTTGAACATGGAACTGATCATGTAATTTCAGTAGGTGGATTTAATGAAAATCCTTATGTTGTTTCAAGATACTTAAAATCATCTACAGAGATTTATGGAAGATCTCCATCGATGAATGCGCTGCCAGATGTAAAGGTACTTAACAAAATGGTAGAACACGGATTGAAAGCATCAGCTAAGATGATCGATCCACCTCTATTAGTACCTGACGACAGTATGTTAGCTCCAGTTAGAATGACACCTGGAAGTTTGAATTACTATAGATCAGGATCAAGAGATCGAATTGAGCCATTAAATATAGGTCAGAATACTACGGTTACATTAAATGCAGAGAATGCAAGAAGAGAAGCTATAGCTAGAATGTTTCATGTAGATCAGTTGCAAATTCAATCTAATAGAACAATGACAGCTACAGAAGTTCTACAAAGAAACGAAGAGAAGATGAGAATACTTGGTCCAGTAATGGGAAGAATACAAAGTGAATTACTTGAGCCAATGATTAATAGAGTATTTTCTATAATGTTAAGAAACCGATTATTTAGAGAAGCTCCACCTATTCTTGCTAATCAAGAAATTGATATTGAATATGTATCTCCAATGGCTCTAGCTCAAAAAGGACAAGAGCTGCAAAATGTTATGAGAGGTTTAGAATTATTTGGTTCTCTTTCTCAAACGATGCCAGTTATGGATTACATCGATGAAAACGGTTTAGTTAAACAATTAGTTCAAACACTAGGCTTACCAGCAAGAATGATCAAAAGTGATAAGGAAGTTCAAGGAATTAGAATGGAACGACAAGAAGCTCAACAACAACAAATGCAGATGCAGCAACAAATGGCTGAAAGCGAAATGGCTAAGAATGCTGCACCGTTAGCTAAAGAAGTTCTAAATGGATCAACAGAATAAAAAATTATTAGAATTAAAAAAAGATTATAAAATTACTTTCGATACAGAAGAAGGTACTAGAGTTTTGAATGACCTCGAAAAAAGATGTCATGAGTTTGTTACTACATTTTCAAAAGATAGTAGTCACGAAACTGCTTTTCTTGAAGGTCAAAGATCAATTTTGATTTTTTTAAAAGCGATGATTAAACCTCATAAGGAGTAACTTAATGGACAATCAGACAACTGAACAACAAGTTCAATCTGATCCGATAGCTAATACTACAACGGATCAATCGCAAACTTCAGTATTATCTGGAGAGCAGACAACAACACAAACAAACTTTCAGGATTTGATTCCTGATGAATACAGAGCAGAAAAATCTTTAGAAAATTTTAAAGATATGGGCGACTTTGTTAAATCGTATCTATCAGCACAAAAGATAGTAGGTGCAGATAAAATTCCAGTACCTAATAAATTTGCAACAGAGGATGATTGGAAAGCTGTTTTTAATAAACTTGGCGCTCCAGAAAAACCTGAAGATTATAAATATAGTTTTAAAGAAGGAGAAGTTGATCAAGAATTAGTTTCTTCTTTTAATCAAGAAGCTCACAAACTTGGTTTGTTACCTCAACAAGCTGAAAGCTTAATTAAGTATTATAATAATATTACTGAAGGCAGCTCTATCCAGGCAGAAGAAAAAGCTGCTGAAACTAGATTAAATACTGAGAACGAACTTAAAAGAGAGTTTGGTCCTCAATATGCTAAAAGATTAGATCAAGCTAAAAGATTAGCATCATCTACATTAGGTAATGAATTTTTAGAAAATACTTTCTTACAAGATGGATCAAGACTTGGAGATAACATTGCTGTTGTTAAAGCATTCTCACAACTTGCAGATAAGTTATCTGAAGATGAGGTTGTTAAAGGAGATACATCTTCTTATATGACAGCTAAAGATCTTCAAAAAGAGATAGCATCTTTACAAGAAGAAGGTTCTCCATTTTGGGATAAACAACATCCTAATCATGACAGATCCGTTCAAGAAGTATTTAAGTTAAGAGAACTATTACATAATGGATAATGACGGTCATCTAAACGATGTAGAGATCAGACTAGAATGTGTAAGACTAGCTGTAGAATTTGCTCCTGAAATAGCAAGAATTACAGATCCATTAGATAAAGCTGAAACCTATTATAATTGGGTTACAAAACAAAATTCTAAGCGACAATCTGAAAAGACCGCTTCGAAAAAAGACAAAGTGAAGTCTTAAAATTTACAGAAGAGATCTCCAGTTTTGGAGGCAATCAAATCGATTAACATTAACCAACATAACTAAGGAGATTTGAAAAATGTCAAATCAAATTACAACTGCGTTCGTTGAACAGTATTCAAACAATGTTCAAATGTTATCGCAACAAAAAGGCTCTTTGCTAAGAGGTTCTGTTGATGTTGAAACTGTTGTTGGAAACAATGCGTTCTTTGAACAAGTTGGTTCTGCTACTGCTCAAAAAAGAGTTAGCCGACATTCTGATACGCCTCAACTAGACACACCCCACGCAAAAAGACGTGTAAGCTTGGTGGATTATGAATATGCGGATTTAATAGATCAGCAAGATAAGGTAAGAACTCTTATCGATCCAACAAGTGCTTATGCAAACGCTGCAGCTTTCGCTCTTGGTCGTTCTATGGATGACGAGATTATTGCTGCTGCAACTGGAAATGCTTTTACTGGCGCAACTGGTAGTACATCTACTGCGTTAGGTGCTGGACAAGCAATTACAGAAAGTGGAACAGATGGTTTAACTATTGCTAAACTTAGAACTGCAAAAGAAAAGTTCGATTTAGCAAGTGTAGATCCAAGTCTGCCAAGATTTTTGGTAGTTGGACCAAGACAAGTTTCTGATTTATTAGGAACTACATCTGTAACATCAAGCGACTTTAATACGGTTAAAGCTTTAGTAAATGGCGAAGTTGATACTTTTATGGGTTTCAAATTCATTACATCTACTAGACTTGCAATCGCTTCATCTAAAAGATTATGTGTTGCCTTCGCTGGCGATGGCATAAAGCTTGCATTAGGTAAAGACGTTATGACTAGAATTGATGAGAGATCTGACAAAGGATACTCAACTCAAGTTTATGTTTGTATGTCTATCGGTGCTACTAGAATGGAAGAAAGTAAAGTTGTTTCAATCCAAGCTCACGAAGCTTAATCAATAGGAGATATATATCATGGCAAGTGTTAAAGCGGTAAATATTACCAACTTAGATGCTACTCCGATTGTTAAGACGGATAGCGAAACTAACGGTGGAAAAATCAGAGTATCTTACGATAACTATGAAGCTTCATCATTAGCAAGTGGATCAGATATAACGATTGGCAGAATACCAGCCAACGCTACTATAATGGATGTTGTTCTAAAGTGTGATGCTTTAGGTGGCTCTTCAACTTTAAAAGTTGGCGATGCTTCAGACGATGACAGATATTTAGCTGCAGTTGGAACATGGAATGCTGCTGGTCAAACTCAGTCAATGTTAGGTGGCTCTACAGCTGCTAATACAGCAATGACTGGTCTGGGCTATAGAACAACTGCATCAACTGATATTATAATCACAACTGGAGGAGCTACTATTTCTGGCTCTATTCATTGTTGGGTTATGTACACAGTTGAGTAGTTAATACATTTTGTTTGGCGGATGAAATACTCCGCCAGGCGATAAGATTATGGCAAGAAAATCAAAGCCTATTTCAAGGAATAAAAGAAATTACAGACCTACTAAGAAAGGTGCTGGAATGACAAAAGCTGGAGTTAAAGCTTATAGAAAAGCTAATCCAGGATCAAAATTAAAAACCGCAGTAACTGGTAAAGTTAAAAAAGGATCGGCTGCTGCAAAAAGAAGAAAATCATATTGCGCAAGATCTTTAGGACAACTGAAGAGATCTTCTGCAAAAACTAAAAATAATCCTAATTCAAGAATTAGACAATCAAGACGAAGATGGAAATGTTAAAGTGAAGTATCTTTTAATTTTATATGTATGCAGCTATGCAGCAGAAACTCCTAAATGTAATGACGAAAGAATTACTGGAGGATTTGATGAATGGTCCACTTGTATAAATCAAGGATATAAACAATCACATTTTTTATTAAACGAACTTTATCAAGAAGATTTCGAAGATGAAAAATTAGCGATCAGATTTTCATGTGAGGAACAAGGAGAAAAAACGTAATGGCAAGTGTAGTAGATATGTGTAATTCAGCTCTTAACTTATTAGGAGCATCGACAATTTCAGCATTAACTGATGACAGTAAGAATGCAAGATTATGCAATCAAAGATATGATAGCGTTAGGAACAGAGTATTTAGATCTCATGCTTGGAACTGTTTACATAAAAG